TTGATGCCGGATACCGAAGCCGCACGTGCTGAGATTGAAAAGAGCATCGAGGATATGCTATTTGCAAAGGCAGCTCCAGGACAAACGATCTACGCAGCGTGGATAAGTTACGCAATTTTAAATGCGCCGAGCGTGCAATCGTTTGAATTAGTAACGACGGTGGACTACGTAATGCCGTCGCTCGGACATATGGCGGTGCTGGAGACGATCCTTTATGAGTAATCAGATTGATCGTCACGTACGTCGTACTGGCGATGATTATAAACAGGCGTTTCTGGCGTTGCTACCGCAAGGGCAAGCATGGCCACGGCATCCGGAAAGTTTGCTTTATAAAGTTGTCGCGGGTCTTTGTGAGTACTGGGGGTTCGTTGATAGCCGCGCCGCAGATCTTTTAGAAATAGAAAGCGACCCGCGTAAGACGGTTGAGCTGCTGCCGGATTGGGAACGAAATTGGGGATTGCCCGATCCTTGTTACGAAGCACCGCAGACGATAGGCCAGCGTCAGCTCGCACTCGTCATGCGCATGACGATGCAGGGTGCGGCTTCGCGTGAATTTTTCATTGCTGTAGCTGCACAGATCGGTTATACTATCACGATCACCGAGTACCGTGTGTGGGTTGTTGGTCTTGATGGTTGCGGTGATTGTCGTGTTTACGGTGATGGTACAGATCCGATGCTCAATCAATGGGACCAGCCGATCAAAGACCCGAGCGGTAATAACGTTGCAGAAGGTGAATTATCTGAGTGGCCGAATTATGGTCTCGGGCCGCCCGGCAACCGTTCTTATTGGACGGTTCACGTGAGTGGTGCGTCGCTGACATGGTTCCGTGTCACTAAGGGACAAACCGGTGTTGACCCGCATCTGCGCATCGGCCTCGCCGATGACCTCGAATGTTTGTTGAACCGCTGGAAGCCCGCGCACACCGAAATCATTTTTGACTATTCTGGATTGAGTAATCCCGGCGACCCAATGGCCGGAACACCGTAATGAGGAAGCGCGATGTTATATAATCAACCTTATGGCGTTAGCGATCCGAACGCCGCCTATATCAACGGCAACCCGTCAACCGGGACAATGGGATCGATCCCGCCCGCAGCGTCAATCGAATTTGACCAGCGCGAGATCGTTGCCGTTATCAGTTATGCCAACGCGCACGCGCTCACCGATTACAATGGTGCGCCGTGCGCCGCGCCGAGCAATGCCGACCTCACGCAATTGGCAAAAGCTATTTTCGGCATGGCGCACGGCGGGCCGGAAAAGGCGCTGACCGGCGTGATTATGTATGCGACACCGGGGAGCTATACCTACACGCCGAGCGTCGGGACGCGGGCCGTGCTGGTCGAGGTCTTGGGCGGCGGCGGCGGCGGCGGTAGTTCGCAAGCGACGGGCTCAACGCAAGTCTCGAGCGGCATTTCAGGAGGCGGCGCGGCCTATGCGCGCAAATGGATAACGTCTGCATTTGCGGGCGTCACCATCGTCGTCGGCGCGCGCGGCGCGGCTGGAACGACTGGCGGTGCTGGCGGCACAGGCGGCACGTCAAGTTTTGGTGCGATCATGTCATGTACCGGCGGCCTCGGCGGTCCCGCTGGCCCGGCATCGCCAAACACAAACGCGGGCGGCTCAACAACCGCTGCAGGCGGCAATCCTTCGGGCGGTGATATCAATGTCGTCGGCCAATGTTCGCAAGCATCCTTGTATTTCGGGCAAGGTTCGACATTGGCGGGCGTTGCCGGTTCGACCATCTATGGAATGAGTCCGATTGCCTACGGCGTGAGCACAGACGGGGCGCCCGCTAACGGGTATGGCGCGGGCGGCACCGCCGCCGTTAGCCTTTCATCATCCCCCGCGCACAACGGCGGCATTGGCGGTCCTGGCCTTGTCCTGATTTGGGAGTATGCCTAATGCGCGACTATGCCCGCATTGAAAATAACACGGTCGTCGAGATTGTTTCGCTCGAAGATGCCGTCGACATTGCAACCGCGTTTCATCCTGACCTCGTGTTTATGGAAGTTACCGGGGTTAGTGGCGTTGCGGTCGGGTGGATTGTTTCCGGCAATACCGTTGTGCCGCCGACGCCGGTGCCGCCGAGCAAGGCCGAGTTGATTGCGTATTCGGCTCTTGCAAGACAAGGCCGCGCAAGCGGCAACGTGACGATCGTTGGCAAGCTGTATTTTAGTGATCCGGTATCGCGCAATACTATTACTAGCGCGCATGATTACGCCGTGGCAAATCCAGGACATATTACCGATTGGAAATTAGCCGATGGCACATTTATCCAACTCGACGAGCCGGGACTTGCTCATGCCGTGCAGCAGATGGCGACGTTTGTGCAGGCGTGCTTCACCTGTGAAAGCGCCAACCTGACTGCCATCAACGGCGGCAGCATCACCACCACCGCCGAGATTGACGCGGCATTTGCCGCCATTTCCAACGTCTATCCATAGCGGCACCGCGCAAATGGCCATCGTCAATATCACGGTCGAGAACGACGCCGACTTTTATCAGATGTTTCAATACGTCATGGCCACGGCGGGCACGCCAATTGATATGACCGGTGCGTCATTAGAAATGATGCTGCGCCGCCATGCCGAGGATGTGGAAGCGTTGTTACGGCTCGGCACCGATACCGGCGAAATTGTGCTGACCGATCCGATCCATGGATATTTTACGGTGCTGATAACGCAGGATCAATTGGAGCAACTTGCACTCGGCAGTTATGACCAATCCAACATCATGACGCTTGGTGGCCGAAAGACAAAAATCTGGAACGGCACTCTCATCATCAATGCTGGACCGACGCGATGAACAGCGTTTCCATCATCACTGATGCAGAGGTCACGGTTGCGGCTGATGATGCCGAAACTGTTGTGGTGCTTGCACCGGATGATGTGGAGACAATTGCAACAGGGGAACAGGGACCACCGGGACCAGCGGGACCACCGGGCGGGCCGGTAGGACCACAAGGACCACCGGGGGCAACGGGCCCGCGCGGGCCAGCTGGACCGACCGGGCCAGCATCAACAGTACCGGGGCCAATAGGACCAACAGGACCAACGGGGCCACAAGGGCCAACAGGTGCCGACTCAACGGTACCGGGGCCAACAGGGCCAACCGGCCCGCAAGGACCAACAGGGCCAACCGGGCCACAAGGGCCAGCGGGCGCGGGCAGCCCGTCAACCATACCGCCTTTGATGGACGGCACGGCTACGGTCGGCACCTCGACGAATTTTTCGCGTGAGGATCACGTCCATCCGTTCGACACCGCAACGGTGCGCGTCAATGCGCAATCGCTGACGGCAACGCAGCAGCAACAGGCACGGCAGAATATTGTTGCCGCGCCGTTCGACGCGCTCGCTTACAACGGCTTGCAGATCAACGGCGCGATGGAGGTTTGTCAGGTCACGGGCGGCGTGTCGGCAGACTTCGGCTATGCCTGTGACGGCTGGCGGCTGGCAAAAAACGGCACGATGGCAGTGCTTGCCTATGGCGGTTCACAGCAAGGCTCGTTTACGTCGCAGGGGTTTCCTTACCTCCTCGGCGTTGACGTTAATACCGCTGCGCCGTCGCTGGCGGCTGGCGATTATGTCTGCATGGTGCAGCCGGTCGAAGGTTACCGGACGGCGCGGCTGTTGTGGGGCACTTCAAACGCGCAACCGATAACGATAAGTTTCTGGACTGCTCACCACCGCACCGGGCTTTACAGCGTCGCGCTTTACAATGCTGCCGGGGTTCGCGGCTATGTCACCACCTATACGCAGAATGTTGCCGACGCCGCCGAATACAAAACCGTCACCATCCCCGGCGACACGGCGGGCACATGGAATTTTGACAACACCGTCGGCATTAATATTGTTTTTGTTGTCGCGTGCGGCAGCACCAACACCGCGCCGTCAATAAATACTTGGTTGCCGTCCGCCTATTTCGCCGCGCCGGGGCAGGTCAATGGCGTCGGCGCGACGACCGACCATTTTCACATGAGCGGCTTTACGGTCCATCCCGGCAATGAGGCACCGAGCGCCGCACGGTCGCCGCTCATTGCGCGATCTTATGCGCATGAACTGCAAACCTGTATGCGCTACTACCAAATTCTCAATATCAGTGACTCGCGCTGGTTCGGTGATGGCAATTCCTATGCGTTCATGACCACATTGCCCGTTGTGATGCGGGCCGCGCCGTCGATTGATGCGAGCAACCTGACAACAGGCGGCCAACTTGGCGGGTATCCTCAATATTCAGCCGGTGTTGCCACCTTTCTGCTTACCCGCGCCAACGCGGTGGCTGGCTATTGTAGCAGCAGCGGATACGTCAAGCTCAACGCGAGGTTTTAATGGCGGACTATCAGCTCACCGCGACCGACATGATTATCCGCACCGCTGATGGGACATGGATTCCAGCCGACCCGGCCAACCGTGACTATGCCGAGTATCAGCAATGGCTGGCGGACGGCGGCGTTCCCGATCCTTACGTCGCGCCCGAGCCGTTGCCGCCCGAGCCCGAGCCCGAGACGAGCGTGCTCTACGATCACGAAAATCGTATTCGTGCGATTGAAGGGCAACCGCCGTTGACGATGCAGGATTTTATAACTAAGATAAAATGAATGGAAGCAAGAACAATCATCGCTGTCTGTTTTGTGATGGTGCTGCTTGGCGCTGCCATGGTTTATTCAAAAGGCGAGGAGCCGCTGCGTCCAGCATGCGTTACTGATGAAGACCGTGTCCATATTCGGGCGCAGGTTCTTGCAGCAGTTGACGAAGCATTCAGGGATAATATGAAGCACCTGTTTACGAGCTGGTTGAAGGACGCTCGTGATCAACCTAATCGTGCGTCTGCTGGACTGCAGAATTCAATCGTCATCTATCAACGCGCCAGAGCCGACGCGCTGAAATGGACGCCAGCGAGTTGCTAACAGGAGATTTAAAATGAAGCGGACGATCTTTGGAATTGTTATGATGACGCTGCTCATTCCGGCCGCAGCGGAGGCACGTCGTACGCACGTGCGAATTTATAAGGAGGCTCCAGCGCAGGAGCCAGCGCGAGCTATGCCGCTGGCAGTAGTGCCGCCGTTCGCCATGGCGATCGATCTGATACGGCGAACGTCGTGCGATCCCGCGATCGCGGTGGCAACTGGTCCGGACGATCCTGGTTTTACATCGCACCCGGTGGGCAATTATTTAATCCCTGCGATCTACCGCAGTGAGTGTGGAGCGCAACCGAAGAGGTGAAGCCATGGTATTACGGCTTAAGGGAAA